CGAAAACGCGGTTTATACCTCCAAGCAGGTGGGCTACCCGGTGCAGGATAACGGACAGGTCTACACCATCCTAATGCCCCACACCCCGGCCCATAACCCCGGCAGCCGTCCGGCGGATCTGCGGGCGATTTACTCTCTGTTGCATACCAAAGACCCCGCGAAAGCCAAGCCCTGGATGCCCAGCTACGGCACCAGCGGCCTTTACCAGATGAACGAGGTATGCACCTATCCCAACGCCGAGGGCGTGGAACACGTCTGGCGCAACCTCTGGGACGGAAACGAGCATCCCCCTCTGACGCTGAACGTGGAAAGCCGCTGGGAGGATCTGGGGACTGTGAGTGAATGGAAGGAGGCAAGTTAATGGCTGAGATGTTTTTTGCAGATGCTTCAAAGTTATTTCGTTTGGAAGTGGTTCGCTGCGGGGAATGTGTACACTATAAAGAAGTGTGTGGTGAATACGGTTGTTTCCATCCGAAAATGGAAAGCGGTTGGGAAAGTGAAGGCGGTGAACATCTTCTGATGAAGCCCACGGACTTCTGTTCCTATGGGGAAAGGAGACAGGATGACCAATGAGCAACGCCAGCACCTTTTGGCGTACTTAGGCTACTACGTGGGCAACGTGGACGGCGACTGGGGAACCCTCAGTAAGACCGCCTGCAAGGCCTTCCAGAAGGACTTCGGCGGAATCACTGTAGATGGCTACGGTGGCCCGGAGACGGACAAGGCGCTGAAGCACGCGGTTGCCATCGGGTTTCTGAGACGGGAACCGGTGAACGATTCGGACACAACGGAGGCAGAGACCGGCACCTTCTGGGCTGAGATCGAATTCTTCAACCGGGAGGAATTCCGGTGCCAGTGCAAGGGAAAATACTGCAACGGCTTCCCGTCAGAGCCTCACGAGGCAACCGTTCGTTTCGCTGATGCTATTCGCAGACGTGTGGGAAAGCCCATTCCCGTCAACAGCGGCCTGCGGTGCGCCACCTGGAATTCCATCCAGGGAGGTGTGGCCAACAGCAACCACATGACCGGCGGCGCCATGGATCTGGGATGCCCGGTGGGTGTGACTCCGGTGGAAATGAAGGCAGCCGCTGAAGCCGTCATGGGCAACACCGGCGGCATCGGCATCTACGACTGGGGCATCCACATCGACGACGGCGTGTATTCCCGGTGGGACGAACGCTGACGGGAGGTGAGACCGATGGATATTTTAAGCATCTTGGCAGACCACGCAGGGGATATCTGCCAGATTCTCACCTGTGCCGCCCTGCTGATCCGTCCCGTCCGGGAATGGCTCATGGGCACAGAAGCCCTGCGGGAGGGGCAGCGGTGTCTCCTCCGCTCGGAGATCGTCCGGATCTACTACCGTCACCACGACGAAAACCAGCTCCGGGAGTACGAATACAAAAACATGACCCAGTGCTACAAAGCATATAAGGCCCTGGGAGGAAACAGCTTTATCGACCACATCTATGCAGAGATGCAGAAGTGGGAAATTATTTGATGGAGGTTAACTAATTATGAACGAAAAAGAATTTGCAGCATGGGCAAAGCGTGAAGTCGTAAAGTATGCCAATGCACATCTGGATGCAACCGACTGTAAGGAAATCACCGAGGACGATGTTTTCATTGTCTGGATGTGTAAGACTTTGCAAAACAACAAGGTTTTGCTGTCCACCACTTTATTTGACGGGATGTACTATGAGCTGACATACAACGGGGACAAGAAAGAACTGTACTTCGATGCCTACAAAAAGTGGGAAAACGTTTGTATCAGCATCATGCAGTAAGGAGGAACTACATATGACCAAACAGGATATCATTCGTAAGCTGACCAGCCGAAAACTGTGGGTAGCCGTGGCCGGTTTTGTCTCCGGCCTGATCGTGGCCTTTGACGGCGACGCAGAAACCGCCGAAACCATCTCTGGCCTGATCCTGCAGGGCGCTGCGGTGCTGGGTTATCTGATCGCAGAGGGATTGGCGGATGGAGCAAATGTAGGGGAGTAACTGCCTATGGCAAATTATGTTGTTTGGAACGCCCTGAAGGTCAAAGAATTCAAGTATCTGGCAAATCTGACACCGGAGCTGGAAAAGGTCTTTGACGATATGATCAACCCACGGGCAAGCATTATCCAGACAGCAAACACGCTCAACGTCTCTGACCGGACCGTGAACACCATGCGGGACACCATCTGGAAGATCTACGACGAAGTACAGCCATTCTCCCCAATCCTGACACCCAGGCAGATGCCAAAGAAACGAAAAAAAGGTGACAATTTAGCGGGTATATGGTATAATTCACATATAAGAGTTATATGTCAGGAGGGAATAGCAATGAGTTGGATTATTGGAGACAATAGTCTTATTTGTGATTTTTGCGGCCATGAAATAAAGATGGACAAAACAAAGTCCGGAGCGATGATAATGCCGGCTAAATGTGTTAATTGTTGCGAGCCTATAAGCTACGAGACAAACAGTGTGTTACATGTCAGAACCGGCATAGAGTTTTTACCAACGAAAATTATCGGTATCAAATGATGAAGGGCCTCCCAGAACCGGGAGGCCCTTCATTTTTGCTTCGCTTTTCCTTCGTTTTTGCAACGGGAATCCTTCGCAAAGGCTGCGGCAAGTCTGCGTGTTGGAAGACCCTTTGTATAGTAAAATCAGGGTAGATCAAGGGAAACCTTGGTACTATTAAAAACGGAGGTAAACAAAATGGTAGAAGTCGATAGAAACTATGCTTCCAAGGGACTCGCGGGCGCTGCACTGGGCACCGGCATTGCTGGTCTGACGCTGGGCGCTATCAATTCCGGTATTGTTCCCAACCTGTTTGGTGGCTGGAATAACGGGGCTGCTGTCAATTCTGACAATATGCCCGTGAACCGGTACGAAGCCGCTCAGTCCGCCCGGATCGCAGAGCTGGAGACCGAAGTCAAGCTGCGGGATGCCAATTTCTACACCATCGGTGAGATTGGCAAGCTGCGGGACTATGTGGACGGCAAGTTTGCCAAGGTGGAAGGCGAGCTGTGTGAACAGAAGGTCTTCAACGCCGCTCAGATCGGCACCATCTCCTGCATCCAGGGCCAGATCGCCCAGCTGATGGGTCTGACCAAACTGGTCGTTCCCAATGGCTCCATCTGCCCCGGCTGGGGTGACGTGACTGTGACCGTTACTCCTGCAAGCACCACTTAACCACTGGCAAGGGGGCGGATCACCGCCCCCAAAAAATCTAACCTATGGAGGTAACTATGGCAACCATTCAGCAGGTACAGACCGGTTTCACCCGGTTTATTGACGCTCATATCGCCGGAGCCTTTGAAGGTTGGCAGAAGGCCGTCGTGGTAGGCGGTGCGGGCCTCCTGGCGGCGAATATGCCGAACCTGATCAAAGCGTACGGCAATACCCCAATCGTGGCAGCCCTGGGCGTATACAACCCAGAAGCGGGCACCATTGACATTGATGCCCTGTACAATGCGTTTGTTCCCCATCTGGGGGCGGACAAGTTCCCGGTGACGATCCCCAAGATCGGCACCATCAAATTAGGAAAGCAGGAAATCGACATTTTGTGTCGTTACATAAAGGAGGCATAAATGGATTTTACTCAGCAGAACATTGAAAAGTGGCTCAAGGAGTTCATGGAGAAAATGCCCTTGACCTGCGCCAATGCGGAAAAGCTCAACATCATGTGCGAGGCTATGCGGAACATGGCGCATATGCACCACGAATTTACCGAAGAGGATGCCCGCGAGTGGGCCAAGCATATGAATCCCCCTGCCCGGTGGACCATGGATCAGACTACAGCTGTGATGAACCAGTACGGTTACAGTCACCGTCCCTGCGAATTCTGGGTGGTCATGAATATGCTGTTTTCCGATTACGGCAAAACCATGATCAAACACGGAGCCGACAAGCCCGAAATCTGGGCATCTCTGGCCCATGACTTCATTGATGACGGCGATGCCGAAGATGATAAAGTGGGCCGCTATTGGCGGGATATTGTGAAGCATTGAGCATGAGAAAAGCCTCCTGATATTACATCAGGAGGCTTTGTTTACCTTGCCACAGTGATTCGGATATAACGATCCGTGACAAAAACTCTTGGTACACCGGAAGGGACACCAAGAGTTATTGTCACTCCTCCGGAGGTGTCGTCTATTATTCCAGTTGGGTCTGAGTCCAGGATTGTCCAGATTGTGATCGTGTCTTTTCCTA